GAACCTACCAGAACATCCCAATGGGCGGTGGTAATGTTTCTATTAGTAGCGACAGCGTTGCTCGTGCAACATATATTGTATCTGGTGGAACAATTACATCTGCTACTGTTACCGACTCAGGAACAGGATATACAGGTGACTTCTCTGTAACTATACCAAGCGAACTTGGTGGTGGTGTTGGTGCTATACTTGGTGCTGTTAAAGGAACAATCAACCGTGCATTTGGTAACATTGAAATTGATATTAGAAAGGGTAACTCTCTCACAGCAAGTGCAATTGTTTATGGTAACTACGGTGTATTCAGATTTAGAAAAGATGTAACAAACCAAGCAGTTGGTAACCAAGATCAAGGTGGATTTATCGTTGACAACTCAGGTAGTGTTGCTATAGATCAAGGTCCTGGTTCAGAACTTAATGCTGACAGACTGGATGGTAACCAAGGTGTATATTATCAGGATGCGGGTAACTTAATCTTTGGAACAATAGATCCTGCAAGACTTGCAAATACCACATATGCAATATCCATATCTGGTACTGCTGATACTGCAAACGTAATTTTCAACGAGACTGTATCTCTTACATCTAATCCAGCTCCTGCACAGGCAGCAAACGGTGTTGGTGCTGCACTTAGAAACAACAATGCTGATGGTCTAAGTGACGGTGGAACCACACATGGTGTTGTAACATACAGAAGACAGGCAACTGGAACTGCTTCTACTCAATTAGGATTTACAGATAATAACAATCTATTCATTAGAGGTAACAGTGGTAGTCTTGCAGTATATTCTAACTGGTATCAGATCTGGTCAGAAAATAATCAGGGTGCTTCTAGTGGTCTTGATGCTGACAAGATGGATGGCAAGCAAGGTCTATGGTATCAAACAGGTTACAACGTAGGTGATACTCGTGGTGGTATTACATCACCTATAGGTGACATGTTCTTACCAGAAGTTCTTGGTCAAGACAAGATGGTCTTTGAGAACTTCTATCTTAACGACACAGGTAATAAGTATACACTTTATATTCCAGACTTCCATTGTAATAGTGGTGTTGGTGGTAACATCAATAATGGTGGAGTATATACTATCTACTCTGACATAGGTGCAACAAATAACATTGGTTCTATCGTAGTTGATAGTTCTGGTGGTGTTGTAGAGAGAACACATACAACTGGTGAAATATATTCTTTAGTTACTGGAACAATATCATTTGTTGGTAACAATACTAACGCAAACATATACATCTTCGGTCCTAATCCTGGCACAAAATGGACTGTATCATCATCCAATAAAATTTCTGGTGGATCTAGTACAATTATTGGATTACGTGATAATGCAAACGGTGCTAAGTTACAACTTGGTAAAGCATCAGTATCTACAACACCAACAATAGACTTTAGATCATCTGGTCAAGCACCAAACTATGACGTTCAAATGATCGTCTCTGGTGGTAATGGAACTGATGGTAATGGTACAATTAGATTTAATGCTTCTGACTTTACCTTCAACGGTAACACAGTATGGCATGCAGGAAACGATGGTAGTCAATCTCAGCTAGACGCTCATTACTTAGATGGTTATACTCAGTCTACTGCTGCTAACGCTAACTCAATTGCACGTAGAGATGCATCAGGACATTTAACAGTCAATGATTTAACTGCTGACCAAGGTATATTCCAAAACAGCGGTACAGCAACATTAAGTCTTGGAGATGCTAATGGTGTTAATGTTGGTAAGGCAACAACCAACATATTGGCAATATCAGGTAAGCAATCATCCACTATTGGTAAGATAAGATTTGGTAATGACACTAATGACTTTGGATGGGATGGAACAAAATTAAGTTACAATGGTGTTCATTTCCGTAATAGTCGTTTAGGTGTTGGACAGAATGATCCCCAAGTTGAATTCCATGTTGGAAGAAACGCATCTGCTTCTGGTACTCTTGGTTCTGCTCCTTCAAGAATTATGCTTGAGCAGACTAACAATACTAACTGGAGTGGTGGTGAAGCTGCAGGTGAAATTCTCTTCAAGAAGGGTGATGATATTTTCGCTGCTATACGTGGTGAGCATACTAGAGCTGGTGGTCCTCACAGTTGGGAAGATGGTGGTTTAACATTCTGGAGTGCTCCTTCAGGAAGTGAAAGTCCTACAGCAACTAGAAGAATGACTTTGAGTGCTGAGGGTGTTCTTGCAATTAATACAACTCCAAGTGATGCAACTACTTACAGATTAACTGTTAGTGGTAAGGTACACACAGATAATCAATTCGTATCTACTGTTGCAACTGGTACTGCACCATTATCAGTATCATCCCAAACTGTTGTTACTAACCTTAACGCAGACTTACTAGATGGTTACAGTGCTCTTAACTTACCATACTTACAAGGTACAGTTAACCAGTGGATTTTAGATGCAGGTGGTCAAGAAAGATTCTACTTCCAGAACAACAGTCATACATACTTTAGGACAGGTGATGACTTCTTCTTTAGAAATAATGGTGACCAGACATTCTCCTCATGGGATGATGGTGGTAGAGTTCACTTCCATGAACCAGGTAGCAATAGTATTCAGTCAACATACAGAATGCAAGTTACAGGTGACAATGGATTAAATATCAACGCATCTGAAGGACTATCTTCTGGACAGAAGAGCACAGTATTAAGAGCTGGTGGTGACAAACAATACATTGATTCTTACGGAGTATTCAAACGTAACAGACAAACAATTAGTGAAAGCATCACTGTCTCAGCAAGTGACAACTGTATGACCGCTGGTCCTATCACTATAAATAATGGAAATACAATCACTGTGGCAAATGGTGGAAATTGGACAATCGTATAAACAATGAGCACACTATCAGTACATAATTTACAAGGAATTGCGACCTATAATAATAAGATAGCTATCCCAGCTGGTCATAAGTTAGGCGAAGGTACTGGAGAATTGCGTGTACCTAATTACGCAGATAACGCAAAACCTAGCAACCCAGAGGTAGGAGACATTATTTTAAATTCTACAATTGCAACTCTAGAAGTCTGGACAGGCGATAGATGGGCAATTTGTGGTGGAGGAAATCGTGGTGGATCTCAAAGTAATCCCGCAGAGTCTGGAGGAGATGCTTTTGAGAATGGACAAACAACATCTGGAACTGTTTGGGTTACGATACCTGGCAGTGGAGCATTTCAATTCGAGTATGATGCAACTGACCGTTATGGTACGGGTGATCAAGGTTGGATTAAGTTTGATGCTGCATTTTTTGGACAAAATAACTCTGCTATTGCATATACTGTATATGGTAGTCCGAGCACAATTATTCCAGCTTTCAATACAAACTCAACCAACAGTATAACCAACGATACTATCAGTCAAGGAACTCATAGGATTGGAAGGGAACAATCACACGCAGGTGGTAACTCTTTATCAACTATTAGAATTGCTTTACCTAAACTAACAAAAGTTAAGTATGAAGCAGCTCGTGTAACTGGTGGTAGTCAAACTGCTGACATGGGAGCATTTACACAAAACTTTAGTGGTATTGTAAATAACTCACCATATCAAAACAATGGTCAAGGATATTGGACAGTGGTATTTTCTGGTAATGCTAGTGGTAGCTTTAGTAGTGATATGTTAATTCTTGATAATGGAGACTTAAGAAGTGGTAACGGTCCTTATACTGTAAATACTAGCGTGTTATCTTTCGGTACAGAAAGAGGTTCTGCTACTCAAATTCCACAAATTATTTGGGGAACCACTGACGCTTATAATGAATATTGTTATACAAACTCTTGGTCACTCTGGTTACATTAAAAAACTATGGCATCTAGAATTAAAGTTGATGAAGTTACCAATACTGCAGGAAGTGGGTCAGTATCATTTCCAGCTGGCGGTGCATCGTTTACTGGTAATGTAAACATAACAGGTAATATTGATTTTTCTGGGCAACTCTTACAGAATGGATCACCGTTTGTAACACTACCTACACAAGATGCAACTAACTTAGGTGCTGTTCTTAGATCTGGTGGTGATTCTAATACAGCATATTGGGACAACTTCCAAGGAGAGGGAACTGCAGAAGGTGCATCTCAAGCAAGATATAAAGCAGGTTTTAATATAACAAGAGGATTTAGTTGTTGTGGATATCGTGGAGCACAGTCTTGGAGAAACGTTAACAGACTTGTACACTCTACATTTACACAATCTAATTTGGGAGATTTGGCAGCACAGTCAGGTGCATACATTGATGGTAAACCAAGCACAACCATGAATGCATTCATCTTTGCTACAGGTAACTCTTGGGACTCAACTACAAGTTATGTCTCTAAACTCAATATGAATACTGAGACAAATGCAGGTGCTGCTACATCAATGGCAGCAACTAGAAACCGTTGTACAACAATGTGTAAGGATTTTACTTTTGCATATGTTCATGGTGGTGGTAACTCAAGTCAGTTGGTAAAATATAATCTCTCTACTGAAGCAAATAGTTTAAATACTACACACCCAGATGGAACTCAAAACAACCCTGCAGGTGGTCAAGGTGCTACTGTAGGTTGGATAAGAGGTGGTGGTGCAAGATCATTTAATTTCTCTACTGAAACTTTTGTATCATGGCCAGATTCACCAGGTACAGACGGAACTAATAAAACTTTATCAAGTAGGAATGGTTTCTCATATTGGAATACATCTGGTGGATATAGAACATCTAGTGACTGGCATTTAAGAGACTCTTATAATGGTGGTCGTAGAGCAAACGTTAGTAAGAACGGACTAACTACTGGTGAAGAATCAATGCATACTGGAAACGAGTATGGATTTATTTGCGGACAATATGATGGTAACCAGAATAACAATGGTTATCTATTTACCTATGCAAGTCACAGTTTTACTAGAGATAGTAGAATGGATAGATCTGGAATTACTGGATCTGCGTCAGCTGCAGGAGTAGAGTTTGGAACTCTAATGTATGGATACACAGGAATGTAACTATGAGTGATTCAGTAACTAAAAAGTATTTTCTAGCAAGACATTGCCCTGAGATTGACAAGTTAGACACTTGCGATTTGATGTGGAATATGTATGGTGTTGTTGTATTTTCTATAGATGAAACATGGGTAAGAGATGTCTATAAACTAACTCGTTCATATGAAGAAATAACTGAGGATGTAGGTAGATGGGGTGTCAAGCACTTCGGTGAAATTCGTGCTGTGGTTAAGGTTACAGATGAAGATCCATTGTCAGATGATGATCTTTATACAGTATCACAGTCAGGTCAGAAGACTGCTATTGAATTACCACAAGAAAGAATTGATGCAGCTATAACATTTATGAAACTATCTGCAAAATTAATTATTGAGGATGAGTATGATAGAAAGTTTTTATCACTCAAAGCAGAAGATTCTAAACTGGAACAGTATTTCTGGAACGCACAAGTAACAGAAGCAAACAATTTAGAGGGTGAAACACCCATACTAAATAGTATCGCTACCGCTAAAAGCGTTGCGGTATCTGATGTTGCAGCATCTGTTCTTGCAGGAAACAAAGCATTTAATGAGAAAGCATTAGCATTGTACGATGCAATGGTTGCACTCAAGCAAAAATTCACAGACTGTGCTACAATAAAAGAACTCAACGTTCTATGGGAAGACTACTTAGGTGTTGCAATGCCACAGTCACAAGCTATAGAACTAGGAAACGTAGAAGAAGATGGTTGGACACCATTACCTATAAAATCTGGATTGCAATTCTAAACTATGAACATATCATCAGATTCCATTGAAGCCTTCGTAGAAGGCAACATGGACTTTGGGATGACACATGAACAAATCAAAAACTTCGTTGTCAACTCCCACGTAACTGACAAAAGAAAACTTCGTCAAGTTTTAATTGAAGTATCTACTCGTAATCATGAGAAGAAAAAACTTCTTTTAGACGTAGAAAGAAAGCAAGTAAAAATAGAAGCGTTAGCTGCTAAATTAGAAGTCACAGAAGATCCTTACGAACGAAAGTTAATAGAGATAGATATCAAAGAGTATGAATTGGACATGGGCAGATTTAATATTGCTCTCCATCAGCATGACAATGAAATGGCAGCATTTATGGAATGGATCCATAAGAACTACGGTGACATGGAAGACCTAGTAAAAGGTGCTGAATATAATGAAGAGGAAGAGAGGAAATATTGGATTGCTCGTATGGGTAAACAGGCAGCTATGGACGTATATGCTACAGGAAAGATAGGCGTTGGTAACTTAGATTCGATAGCAATGATGCGAGAAGATGATCAATATGCTACACTAAATATAGCAATGCAGTATTCTGGTTTGCTCAATTCTGGTATCGCTAAGATACAAAATGAGTTGAAACCTCAGATGGATAAGATGATGGTTGATGGATCTGCACCTCGTATTCCTACATTTGATAATGTAGAGAATAACTTGGATCTAGAACTTTATGAACAACTAACTGGTAATGAACAAAAGAGTATTCAGTCTGCCGATCAATCCGAAACTGAGTGAAGAGTTTGTAGTTAATACATTCCTACCATTTTTAAAAGAATATCGAGAGTACATATTAGATCTATATTTTACATGTCGTATCCCTCCCTTTGATCAGGATGCTATGGGGGATACTTTTTTGTCTCCAGAAGCATTAACAGAATCAGCTTGTTATATTTCTAATCAATCTGATATACCATTGTCAGCTACATTTAATAATATATGGGTAAGACCTGATCAAAAAAATCTAGACTTGTGGATAAAAGAGTTTGCTCCTATCTACAACTCTGGAGTTAGAGTGGTAACTTTACCACATACATCATGGGTATCAACAGGACAAATAAGATCTGCTTTTCCTGATTTGTTTATTAAGAATACTATTCTTAGAGAGGTAACAAGACCAAATGAAATAGTATCACTAGCTGAAGCAGGATTTAATTATATAAATTTAGACCGTGATCTCATGAGAGATCGTGATCAGTTGTTACGTATCAGAAAAGCAAAAGACTATTGTGCATATCTAGGAAAACCTGTTATGCTCTCAATGCTTGTCAACGAAACATGTTGGGGTGGTTGCCCTATCATGCCAGAGCATTATCAATATAACAGCACTAGAACAAAAGAAGATCCTATATTCTTTGCTAGTCCTATCAGCAGAGTGTCTTGTTCTACATGGGATGTGGAGCATCCAGAAGCAGATTTAAAACAAGCAAACCTACCTCCATGGAGAGATGATTGGGTAGAGATGCAAGAACTTGGCATTGATACGTTCAAACTACATGGTAGAGAAAGTATGATGAGATTGCAGGAAAGTATGGATCTTATCAAGCGATGGGCAGATAAAGAAGAGTATATGTTTCCTGAGTACAAGAAATATGAG